AACAACTTTGGCTGACTTGCTGGATCGTGCCGATGTTCGGCGAGTGAAATTCAAACAGGAAATCCGTGCGTTAGGATTAGACAAGTGGATGCGGCGCAGGAAAGCGAAACAGGATGTTGAAGCGAATCACATCAGTACGAGAACCGCACACTGAGATTGTGACGCTGGAGTGTGGGCATCGCGTCCGGTTGCTGCATAGTTTGATTCAGATGGTGGACTGTCCGCATTGCCCGAAAGAAGTGAAGCGGGAATTTGTTTTCTCTAAATTGCTATCCTGGCTGTTTAGGATTTAGCCGTGTCGGAATCAGGTAGCGAGGCAAAGAAAAAGCCATTCGTATTGCCGCCGTCCGGTGGACCGATTACCGGCTTGCGGCCTTTCGGTGAGCGGTCTCGGCGATTCATCCGCCGGCATCCGGTTGATGACGCTCGCCTGAACTTTTTGGTTGGTTCGATTCGTAGTTCCAAAACGAAGACCACTAACGCGAAGTTATGCGTTTGGCTCCGTTCGGGATGGTGGCCTGGTGGAGTCGGTATGATTACCGGCAAAACCAAGCAATCTGCCAAGAACAATATACTGAACGATATTCAGTCATTCGTTGGGGATGGGAATTTTCAGTACAATCAGCAATCCGGCGAACTGTTCATTTACCGGCGTCCGTTCATGGTATACGGGGCGGGTGACGAAGGGGCGCACGCCAAAATCAAAGGTTCGACGGTAGGGATTTGGCTTGGCGACGAATTGACGCTCTACCCTAAGAGCTTCTTCGATATGGCTGTCTCCCGATTGTCCTTGCCTGAATCACGAATGTGGGGGACGACGAATCCCGCCAGTCCATTTCATTATTTGAAGTCGAAATACATCGACAACGAGAAGTTGCGGGCCGCTGGTTATGTGTGGTCCGACAATTATACGATGGACGATAACCCGAATATTGCTGACAAGGATAAGGACTTTCTGAAACGGTCCTTCACTGGTGTTTTTTATCAGCAAAACATCCTCGGATTGTGGGTCATTGCCGAGGGCGCGATTTACCGGGATGTGATTACGGATGATATTTTCTACGATCACGCCAATGGCCGGCCAGCAGGACTGGAGCGGCGGAATAATCACGTTGAGCATTGGGTTGCCATTGATTTCGGAACCGTCAACCCGATGGTCTATCTGGACATATACGACGACGGGACAACCGTATGGGTGGACCGGGAATACTATTGGGATAGCCGGTCAATGATGCGGCAGAAGACGGATTCTGAGTATGCCGCCGATTTGATGGACTTCATGAATGGCAACGATCCACTGGCATTCGGTGAGCAGAAGAAGCAAGTCGATCAGCGCGAATGGGCGGGGGTGATTCTCGATCCGAGCGCGGCTTCGTTTCGGGCAGAACTGACACAGAAGGGCATTTTCGTTACCTCCGCCGATAACGAGGTTCTTGAGGGTATCCGCAAAGTAAGCACGATGTTGAATCGTAAAAAGTTGCGAATCCATCGGCGGTGCGTTAACCTAATCCGTGAAATGAACGCTTATGCATGGGACACGAAGCGGGCAAACAGTGGGCGTGAGCAACCGATCAAGGCGCATGACCACGCGCCGGATGCTTGCAGGTACTTCGTGAGTACGCGCATTCCTAACTGGAGGTTGGCGGCATGACGATTCGGGACGCTGTGGTTGGGTTCGGCATTGCGCTGGTTGTTTTCGGTTCGGCTTGTGTCGTTCGCCCGTTGTATATTTGGATCAGCGATATTGTCACCGGCAATTTAGACCATTGGAAGTGAACAATGAAACAGCAGCAACCAGATTTTTTTGACCGCGCCGCGCAGGCGTTGAAGCCGAAACCGAAAGAGCATTTTGATAGTGTGATGGAACAACTGGATCAGAGATTTGGCCCGACACACACATCTATGCTTCATCTTCGGTGGATTCGGCAAGCCGATGGTAACGGGCAGTATCGGTCATCCATGAACCGTAGCCGGGACGACAGGTAAGGCATGGATAGTTTCGATCAGTTAAGACGAATTTTGGAAGTAATTCTGATCGATGTTCAGGAAATCAAGAAGGGGAATGAATACATTATGGCAGCTATTGACGATTTGAACGCAGAAGTGGCCGCGCTCACCAGCAGTGCAAGTGCGGAGATTGCGGCAGTAACCGCAGCGATTACGGCAGCGCAGGCGAATAACGATTCGGCGGCGATTGAGACGGCTGTTGCCAGTTTGAAAAAGGTCCAGTCGAATCTGGATGCCGCGACGACTCAGTTTACGCCTGCTCCCGCTGCTTCTGCCGCGCCGTCCGTATCGTAATGGTGGTACTCATGTTGGTGATGGTGGGTGCTATTGCACTCATCATCACCGATGATTATTCAGCGTAGATTTTATGAGCAAGTTGGTTCACTTGGGGCATGATGCGAAAGGTACGCTGTACGCTTTTCATTGCCCCGGTTGTGAGTGTTCCCATCAGGTGCGTGTCCCACCGGACGTAACAAATACGGAATCGCATCCGTGCTGGAGTTGGAACGGTTCTATGGAAAGTCCAACATTCAATCCGTCGATTTTGGTTTATGGTTCCGGGGACATCCCACGCTGCCATTCGTTCGTAAGGGATGGTCGCATTCAGTACCTGGATGATTGCACGCATGGCTTTAAGGGGCAGACGATAGACCTGCCAGAGTGGTCCTGAATGGTTCTTGGTACTGTATTTCGGTGGTGGGAATGTGGGCATGTATCTGCCCCGGTTTCTAGTGATCTTGTTTACTCATGGCCTCCCGACCCGAATGGATTTCCGCAATGGGCGGCGTTTCGCGCGAATGATAACTTTGGCATGCCGGAAGGTGCCGATTGAGTTCTGACCGGATGCGGATGATCTTCGGCTTTTGCCTGTTGCTGATTCTGGCAGTTTTGGCCGGTGCGGTGGCGTTGGGCAGAGTGGAAGAGAAGACAAGTTACGGCTTGATGCCGATTTTGACTGCGCTGGCGACTTTGGCCGGCGGGTTCTCCAATTACGCTTTCAGCGCACGGCGAGACAATGCCGACAAAAAAACCAGTCAAGACGGCGATTGAAAAGAAACCTTGGGGTCGATTGATCGACCTGTACGAACGGGAAATGCTGAAGTTGTTTAAGCGTTTCCGGCCCTCAGAACCAACCAGTCAGGCACTTGAAGCAATAGCTCAAGACCCGAAATTCCAAAAGGCGGCGGAACGCACCGCAGAGCGCATGGTTTCGGAAGTCGCGTTCACCAGCGCGAAATCATGGCGGGAAGCCGTGATGAAGGCCACGCACTCGCGGCGTATATATGGGGCATTGCAGCAGGAGATGAATCGGCCCGCCATGCGGGAGGCATACCGGAATCTTCTGGATGAGAACGCGAAGCTCATTAAATCTATCCCGTATGATTTAGCGCAAAAGGTCACGCGCTACGCAGCGGAGGAAGTCGGGAAGGGCAAGCGAACCGGCAACCTGATGAAGATGTTGCGGGTTCATTGTGCGGAGCTTACCGCAAACAAGATCAAACTGATCGCCCGCACGGAAATATCCAAAGCGCACACGGAAGTGACGCGGGTCCGTTCAGAAGACCTGGACGTACCGGCTTACGTTTGGATCACATCGAATGACCGGCGCGTGCGTGAATCGCATCGCAAGATGAACGACATTATCGTGTTCTGGAACGATCCACCGTCGCCGGAAGCATTAATCGGGCAAAAGAGCACGCTTGGTAAGTATCATGGCGGGGAATGTCCGAATTGTTTTACTGGTGATACGAAATTAGTAAGCCCGCATGGTTTAAAAACGGTGTGGCGTGCGCCGTACAGCGGAAAATTGATCGAGATCATTCTCGAAACCGGCGAAAGGTTTCGCGCCACACCTAATCATCCAATACTCACCAATAATGGGTGGGTTGCTGCGGGCCTGCTTGATACAGGAGATTATCTTGTCCATTTGGGGCTGGGTGGGGATTCCAGTATAGAGCCATATAGAAACAATTACATACCCACATTCGATGATGTTTTTAGTGCGGCGTCCGTTGAGGGTAAAAGTTCCATTTCTTTTGGCCTTAATTTCCACGGCGATGTGATCCGAGACAATGTCGATCAAATATCCGTTACAGGGGACTTGAACATCTACGGGCAAATTGGCCGCTCTCATGGCGTTTGCGATTTCGATTTCTCCAATCCCAATTGCGGGGTCGTGGAGAGAGTTAATAGCATCATATTTAAGATTGCTGGCTCGCGCGGCTCTGGCTTTAGAGACAATAGCACGTCGATCAGCGAGGGACATAGATTGCATTCTGATGTAATTAGCAGCGGATACATCGCGTCGGGCAATTTTATTCAGAAAAAGATTTTTCCTGACCGTGTCTCGCGTAACTCCCAAGTGCTTGGCAAGTCTATTTTCGCTCCATTGATTGTCGATATAGAGCGTTCGCAAGATTTCGGGTTCGATAGTATGTTGAACGCCAGCAGTGGGCGATTTGGGTTGTCGGAGTCCAGCCTGATTCAAGGCTTCAGCGAGAAGACCTTTGGAACATTTAGCGCGTCGGCTGAATGCGGAGATAGTTTCCCCATTAAGAATAGCTATGTGCGCGTTGTGGAGAAACTCGTTAGTGAATTTTCTGGTCATGTTTATACATGTGAAACCAATAGCGGGTGGTACGGGGTAACACCTACAGGTATTATATCAAAAAATTGCCGGTGTGAACCTCTGCCTCTGGTATCGCTTGATGAGGTGACATGGCCGCACAGAGTATACCGGAATGGTTCGATCATGATGATGAACCGGACGGCATTCCAAAATCTTTATCAGCGCAAAGCAGCCTAACACGTAAAAGGCCACTACTGAATGTCAACGGCACCCATACCGATCAATAAACACCGCGCTCTCGGGGCGCGTATTGGTCGTGCGTATGAAGCGAAGGATGCGCGTGCGGTAGGGCTTGGCTTGCAGCCTCCTCCGAATCGGGTGCAGGGCTTTGATGCGTTCACGAACATCGCGGCCCGCATGGGCTTCGGTACGCCGTCGCTGACGGAAGCCACGC